ACTGGTGCTCCAAATACGGAACTCCGAGTTATTGTTGAAGGTTGGGCAAGGTTTGACACAGATGGTAAAGGGCGTGCAGAATTATTTAGTGGTAATTAGAAGCATAATGAACTTCGATCCCTCTCATCCTGAAATTCAAGAGCAAATCCAAACTCAATTAAGCACAATGATTGCAAACCATACAAAAAATACGGCTCTTGCCGCAGAACAACAGAAAAAGGCCTACATACAATCCCAAGCAAATTCTGCTTTCCAAGCTTATATTCAACAACCTTCCATTGTAGGAAGTAATGAACTTGCGCAGCTGATAAGTTACCACAATTGCTTATCGAATCATACGTCTACTCTTTCAGGTTCAATTCAAATGTTAACTAATGAACTATCGACAAGCCCCACAACCCCTATTACGGCCTTCTCTACATTACTTACAACTCCTGCAACTCCTTCAATTCTTCGCCAGTATTTCGGCCCTACGCTAAGCAAATCTATCTCCTGATGCTGCGCCCCTAAAGAAACATCCTAGAATACCTCAGATGAATAGCCAGGGCTATGCGAGACCTGGAGGTGATATTACCACTTTGTTGGATCTCACGCCTCGTGATTTTCAAGATAATGAATATACTCCTCTAGGATCGGAAAAAACATGGTGGCTTCCTGATCAAGCTCGGCGTATACATCCCCTTTCACTATCCGTCCAACAATTTCAATTCCGTGGCCCCACATCTTTTGGTCAGCGCTTTACATTTGACATTGGATCTGTATCGGCAGGCGATCTTCTCTTTAGCACCATGATACAAATTGAATTAGGACACTGGTTGGACGAGACAACTCTTCGCAGATTTCAAGCAAGGACGTGCGATTATCCTAAATATCAAGGGAAATATATCAATGATGTATGGTTTTATGCAAATAGTCTCGGGACCGTCATCATTGAAAAGGCTGAATTAGAAATTGCCGGTCAGACCATTGAAATAGTAGATGGCGATTTTTTGAACACTGCAGGACTTCTCATGTTGGATGTAAATGGTCAGTATGGTGTTGCTATAGATGGTCTAGGGCGTTATCCTCTATCTACACTTCTTACAACTCCAACGTATCATCCGTATCCGACACAGACTAATACTTTAATCATACCACTACCCTTCTTCTTTCAACGTGTAAAACTTCAAGAAGCTTTACCACTTTTAGCTTGTCGTGAAGGCACTGTAAGAATTCACGTAACCCTACGACCTTTTTCTGAATGTATTCGTCTGTTGGCAGGAAGACGTAATAATTTAGAAGAAACTCCTTTAAATAAACAAATACAAGTCATTAATTTCGGAGCCATTCCTGCCTATGTCCAGACCCCTATTGCAGCCCCCCCCTTCAAAAATATTCAACTTGTCACTTATTCAGCCCATACAGATGGCCTAATACGTCAAAAAATTTTGAGAAATCCGTTTGAAATTCTTACAAGAATCTGTAATACCTTTTATTTCTCAGAGCCTTTGAAATATGTGACAAACAAAACTTCTTCCGATATCATTCAAGTCCAACTTCCACTTGAAGTGAATCACCCGATGGAAGAAATTCTATGGTTTGTGCGCCGAAAAGCCACAGCAAACAATAATGAATGGACAAATTATTCCGCCGTTACAAGTGTTGAATATAATCCTACCTATAATCCACTCCGACCCCTTTTACAACATGCCGTTCTGCAGTTAAATGGTGTAGAATTGATAAATCAAGAAGAACAATGGTTTCGCCAACATATTGCTTTAGCACATAAAGGGGGTGCATCTGCATATGACTCTTTCATTTATGGATATTCTTTTGCTAAGAATCCTGCAGAACATCAACCAAGTGGAACAGCCAATGCTTCTCGTTTACAATCTGTGCGCCTCACTCTGGATGTAAGCCCTCCTGGAGGGATCTACGAACAAGAGTGGGAAGTCAAGGTTTTTGTAATTACTTTACAATGGCTACGATTCCAGAATGGCCTGGCGAATCAGATGTATACCGATTAAGATAAAGAAACCTAGGCTTATAAGTTTTTTAACAAGCACACCAGAATGGCCTCGGCTGGCCTATTGAAACTTCTTCATTCTGGCCTTCAGGATGAACGTCTGCTTCCTCCGAAAGGCCAACCCAAGATTGAAGCTTTTCAAAAAGCCTTTGTGAAAACAGGAAGATTTACTACAGAATGGTATCGTGTTGACTTTGACAATACTCCCACCTTTGGTCAAACCGCCAAAGCCACTCTTCCTCGTAGAGGACATCTTATTACAAAAGCTTTTCTTGTAGTAACTCTTCCCGATATTCGCACTCCACAACTTGCGGCTCGCACGGTAGCCAACACCGCATTTGCAGGTCCTACTTTCGGCTGGACAAATTCAGTAGGACATGCACTTGTTAATCAGGCACAATTCACTATAGGTGCTACGCCGATTGACACTTTGGACAGCAGACTCATGGAAGTCTTGGATGAATTCCACACACCCTTGGAAAAAACTACGACTGTAAATCGTATGATGGGTCGTTATGATAACGGATTTACACCAAAATCCAATGGATGGGATACACAGTTCAAAGAAATAGCAGTCCCCCTACCCTTTTGGTTTGCTCGTGGCGATCCTTCCGATGCTTTGCCAATTGATGCTATAGGGACTGATATTCTTCAAATCGGCATCACCTTTAACACCATTGCCAATATATATACAACGACCAGTCGTGCAAAGAATCTGCAAAATCAGCTGATACTCCCACCTATGGCAGGAAGCCCTTTCTATGTTTTGGATCCTGTAAACGGCAAACCCGTATATGGCCTGAATGGAAATCCCCAAAAGTCGGTTCTGGCTTCACAAATTCCTGGAATTCAAATGCCGACCAATTATGCTTTTGAAGATGCTTATCTATTGTTAGAATATGTCTATCTTGATAAACCCGAAGCCAATCGTATTCGGCTCGGTGATATCAGCTATCCTATTGTCCAACACTATGCTATCCCACCCTTTGACACCCGTTCCATGCCGTCGTCTCGTGTTCGCATGCGCATACCCAATCCGACCCGTGAACTCTACTTTTTCGCACATCGTCAAGAAGCCGATTTACTAAACGCCCCATTCCTTGCTACCCGTGATTTGAGCGGATTCTTTGTTGCAGATTTGAGCGGTATAGGGCTTGTTGCTCCTTGGTGGCCCGATGCAAGTGGTCTGAATACAGAGATCTTTCGTCCTCTCATTCCCGCCTATTCCGCAATTGATTCAGAACCTATTACATCCTTTGCACTCACGTATGAAGGAAAGTTGGTTCGCTACGCAACAGACTCTCCTGTTTTATTTCGCAGTATTTTACCGAGTTTTGAACAAAGAAAGAGTCCATGGCATAATAAATACTATTATCATATTCCCTTTGGCACCCAACATGAAGCCTACGGTATTACAAATCCAATGGGTCATGCGAATTTAGATAAAATACAAAACATTGATCTTCTCCTCAATTTCAAACCCTATAGAGGAAGTATTTGTGTTACGGATGTTCCAGCCTATACAATTTATGTATGGGCGGAAACATATTCTATTTTACGTGTGTATGGCGGCCGTGCAGGTCTATTGTTCGGGTAATGATGAGAACTGTCTCTTTAGTCTCTCCAAATACAAAATACCGTCCATCAATTCTTCTTGAGCATGCGTGATCCAATCAAGGGTGCTCAAGTCTTCACGATCCAAAGTTACACCATACTTCTTCTTTCCCACCTCAGAACGCTGTAAAAATTTCTGAACAATCGCACTCACAATCATATCCTCTTTTACACCCTCCTTTGACATTTTACTATAGTATTTATAAAATATGTAAAGTTTAAACCTGGCCTTCTGGAACTTCTACAAGCATCGGTCTGCGGAAAAAAGATAAACGGCAGAATGAATCCGTCGTTGTTTCTGAAAATTCTTTTGCTTTTGCAGCTCGCACAAGTTCCGCCTTTTCCAAATTCTTCTTTATTTTTTCAGCCCATGCAACGGCTGATAGAGAATCTTCTTTTGTCGCTGATTTAATTATTTCTCCACGAGTTAATAAAGAAGGAAATTGCTTTTCTTCAACTATTACGTCAGGAATGACCTCAGTTGTGTCATAAGGAGGATCTGTAGTTTCTTCAAATTGAGGTTGCGACCAACGAAGACTGACCCATCCATCTCCGTCTTCACGAAACCTTGGCTTATTCCATTGTTTATGTGAGTGCTTGTTCTTTGAAAAAGGACTGCTAAAAATATTTCCCTTTATCTCATCTCCTGTAAATCTTTGTTCTATTTCATCCTTTACCCAAGTGCGGAATTTCTGTGGCTGCTCGGCAGGTTGAATCGTAATTGAATTTTCAAGATTCTGGGCAGGTAAAGTTTCCTCCTCGCCCGAACTTGATTCCGAATCGCTATCAGCTAAGACAGAGAACATATTCATTTTGCGGGATTCCATGCTATACAAATATAGCACGAATGCCTTAGACCCGATATACATATAAAATTGAAAGAATCCCCTACCTTTACCACATTCCTCAACAGAGATGAGCAATCTCGTTATTGTAGAATCGCCAGCAAAATGCAAGAAAATTGCTTCTTTTCTTGGACCCACCTATGTTGTTTTGGCAACAATGGGACACATTCGTGCCTTGGAAGAAGATTTGGATGCAGTAGGCATTGATCGTGATTTTGAACCACGATTCCGTTTCTTAAAAGAAAAGGCAAGGGCTACAAAACCTATCTTAGATGCTGCTGAAAAAGCAACGACAATTTATTTAGCAGCCGATGATGATCGTGAAGGAGAAGCCATTGCTTATAGTGTCGCCTGTCTTTTAAAACGAGATCCGACTTCGTTACCACGTTCAGTATTTCACGAAATTACTGAAACCGCTGTTAAAAAGGCAATTGCAAGTCCTCGTCGCATTGACATGAATCGTGTATACGCACAACAAGCCCGGTCTGTTTTAGACATGCTTGTTGGATTCACAATTTCTCCTGTGCTCTGGAAACATCTAGCACGTGGTTTAAGTGCAGGACGCTGTCAAACTCCTGCTTTACGATTAGTATGTGACAGAGAAAAAGATATTCAAAATCACACTATGCAAACTACGTGGAATATAAAAGCTCAGATTCAAGCTTCAGATTTCTCATTTGAAGCGAAAATGGACGATGAATTAGAAGATCAAGAATCATCGCTTAATTATTTGGAAAACATCCATATGGATTCCAACTGCACGATTACGAATGTAGAAGAAAAAGGTTGGACAGCCAATGCTCCAAAACCTTTGATTACAAGCAGCCTTCAACAAGAAGCAAGCGCTTTACATAAAATTAATCCAAAAGCTACCATGAAAATCGCCCAGACTTTGTATGAAGCGGGACATATTACGTATATGCGCACAGATCATGCGATTTTAAGTGAAGAAGCTGTGCAATCTGCCCAAGAACAGGTGAAAAAGAAGTATGGCCAGGAATATGTTGGGTCTGTTCTCCCTGCGAATACCACAACTAAATCAAAACCCAAATCAAAAGAAAAACAAAAAGAACCTGAAGTTCAAGCACAAGAAGCCCATGAAGCCATTCGTCCTACACATTTTGATCTTCAAGAACTTCCATCCGCAGAAGAATGGCCTGAGGTTGATAAGAAGATTTATGCTTTGATTTATCGTCGTGCTCTGCAATCGGTAATGTCGCCGGCGAACGGTAAGGCGCGCACCGTAACCTTAACCATGAATGCAGATGCGGATACTTTCCCTTGGTTAGCAAAATGGCGTATGACAGAGTTTCCTGGATGGCAGATTTTAGGAAAGGAAACCAAGTTTGATGAGACAGACGATGCAGACAAAGACAAAGAAGATGAAAACAGTGATGCAAGCCAATGGAAAAAAGCCCAGAAACTTGTAAAAGGAGGGGCTTTAATTTGGAAAGAAATAGTTGCTTCTCCAAAACGTTCACGTGCTTCTCCACGATTTACCGAAGCAACTCTTATTCGTGAATTAGAAAAACGGGGTATAGGTCGCCCGAGCACCTTTGCTTCCTTAGTAGAAGTCCTCTTTGACAAAGAATATGTAGAGAAAAAGGATCTTTCTGGAACAAAACTAAATCAAGTGGCTCTTTCCGTTCAGCCAAAACAATGGCCGCCTATTACCGAGACTACCCAGATCACTCTTGGTGCAGAAAAACAAAAGATTCTTCCTACAACTCTTGGTCAATCAGTGGTTACATTCTGCTTACGTGAATTTCCGCATCTCTTTGCCTATGAATTTACTACACAAATGGAATCACGTCTTGATCTTATCTCCAAAGGCGAGGAACCCTGGAAAGCAGTATGTCGTGATACATGGGCTTCTTATCAAAAAGAGTATGAACGTCTAAATGAAAAGTCAAGTATGCCTTCAGCTTCTGAAAAAGTATGTGACTTTGGAAATGGGCTCAAAGCTGTCATGAGTAAATCGGGCCCGCTTCTAGTTCAAGAATCTCCGGATAAAAAGGAGAAACCTACCTTTTACTCCTTTCCACCAGGACATACAATGCAAACTATTACAGAAACCATTGCAAAAGAATGGGTTCAGAAACAGATATCTGATACGAATCTTGGATCATTCGATGGAAAACCTATTTTGAAAAAGAAGGGGCCTTATGGGGAGTATTTACAGTGCGGAGAAATTCGTATTCCTTATCTAGATTCTGATACTTTAGAATTTATTCAACAAAAGTTTCAATCACGATCACAGAGTATATCAAATACTTATAAGTTTGGCCCCTACACCTTTGGTTCAGGTCAATATGGCCCTTATATGTTCAAGACAGAATTGAAGACAAAGGTCTTTGTAAGTATTCCTGCAACGTTAGATGTTAAAAAGCTGACGGCAGAAGAAGCGAATACCCTATATAAAAACGGCGTAGAAGCAAAGAAGGCAAAGAGTGGATGGGCTTCTCGTGGTGGACGAGGAGGCCGAGGAGGTCGTGGCGGCAGGGGTGGGAAATCCTGAAAAAAATTGATCGCCGTGCCCCAGCCATAAGCCTGTCCAGCCTTTACAAAATGACGTCTCTATTTTGGAGCTCTACTTATCAGCCCCGCCGTATCTTTGGATGGCGTGATATTCTACAGAACTGGAATACCACTCTGGCTATGCCTTCTTATGTGACGACGGTTCTCAATAACCTCCACCTGGCTACTCTGCACACTCCTGACTATCCTCTTTCTCATTTCCTGGATTTTGTAAATAATGAGCAAGAGGGTATTGCGTGGCTTATTTACGAGACGATTTCGCTGCGCAGTCTGAATGGCACCATTCGCCTGGACTATGTGAAGCAGCTGCTTGATCTGGTTGACGATCTGGACGGCCCTTTCCCAAACTTTGCAGGTTCTCCTTCTGGCACGATTCGTGAGTTTGTCAACTATCGCCTCACTCGCAACGAGCTGGACTATGTTCAGATGATGCCCGAGCTGATTTCTCCTTCCGTATCTCCTCCTGCGCATCACTACACCCACTACATGCATTTGAGCCGTCCTTCCGTAACTCCTGCGCAGCACTGCACGCAGGTGAGCCGTCCTTCAAGCTCTACTCAATCCTTTACAATCGAACTCCGTATTCTGCGTGATCTAAAGAATACGTCCTCATCGTATGATGATGTTATTCGTATCTCAAAAAACAAGGACGGTAGCTATAACATTATCTATCATGATCAGAGCAGCCAAACGAAGAGCAAGACACTCTTCATGACTCGTCCTGAGCTCCTCAAGTATCTGAGCAATACTCTGCGCCTGATGACTCTGGACAAGGAGCCCTTCGAGGCAATGCAGGTGATTATGCCCAATGCACCCTCTGTGCTTATCAGCATTCATGACCTGACTTCGCAGAATCGTGACCTGATCTACGACACTATGGAGAGCACTATGGACAACTGGCCTGTAAAGGCCTAAACCACAAAAATCTCTAAGGAAAATAAAAATAAAAAATAAAAAAGAAAATACAAGACACGTTAAACCTATTTTTTGTATAAGTCGCATATTGCCGTTTTATAAGAATCTATATGCACAATCATATGACCATCATCGGCTTCTCTAGGGTCTGAAGGTGGTAAAACAGCAGGATCATCATATACACCTGTAAAACGAAAAGAATGTATAGAACATGCATGACACAGATAAGTATAATGTTCTTTCAGAAGTTTTTTCTTATATATTTCTAAAAGCTTTGTCCCAGGATCTGAGAATACGAGCCATGCAAGGCCGGCTCCGTGCGCCCCTGTGACAAATTCTGCTGACTTGAATAAGAGGACAGTATCAATAAAAGAAATTTCCTCCAAAACATAGAAGTCTATACCCAACCCCTTTAACATCGGTTTCAGATCTTCTTCATTTAAAATAGCTCGTTGATTTACTCTGGACTTTGAACGAGAAATATAAATACCCCTTCCTTTTTCTTGAGGAGTGTTCTCCCAAATATGTTTATACAAATTTCTTATATAGGAATAAATCCAAGGTTCATCAATCCAATCAATGTTCCATTTACATCCAGGTAGTCCAATATATTCAATGCGCACCTCTTTTACATATTCACGTTGAAATCGTTCAGGTAAATTCTGTAAAGCCTCGTTTACTAAAGAATGCGTATTCTCTTTTCCGTAAAAATATTTTACAGGGGTTTCTCCATCATCAATAAAGTAGAAGGTAGCAATCATATAAAAAAGTAGATGATATGGATTCTTTTCTAAATTATTCTTAAGTTCAATACGTTTTGGAAACTCAGTAAGATAAATTATTTCGTATATAATGGGTATATTTGTTGTAAATGTGCCTTCATAAAATTTTTTAAAACTTTCAGCAGCAAATGTGCGTGCATCATATACTTTTACTTCTTTATGAATATAGGGAATCCCTTTCATTTGTAAAAAAGTTTGTTGTGTGTTTAGACCCTCCTATTTTTATTGCGGTTGCGTCAGAGCTTTCATTTGCTTCTTCAAATCCAGTAACTTTTTCAGCATCTTTGGCTGCTCTGTATTTTTTGTCTTTCCTTCTCCACGGATCCACGCCTCAACGGACGCAATTTCTTCAAGAAGCATATCCTTCTTTGATGTGACTGGCTCAGCAATCTTGAGGCTACTCATTTTCTGGGTGACTTTTGCGACTTCTGCCGACTCAGCCTTTACTCCCTCTAACACCTTGTAATACCACGGCGAAAACTTCACATGTGCTTCTGCAGGATACTCGCAATCAAACCAGCCATACCAAGAATCTTTCTTAGACCCCTTGGTCATGAAACGCTTGGAGCAATCTTTGCAAATCTTCATCTCAGATTCGCCGCTATCCACACGCACTCCACGAAAGTGGGCCTGGCCACATTCTTTAGTAGAATAGCATTTCTCAGAAGTTCCAGGAATCACAAACTCTTTATCCAGAATACGGGCTTGGCAACTCATTTTTGCACTTGCAGTTTATTCAGTTGACTTATATTAAGTATGTAGACCTGTTTCATTTTTTATTATAGACTGCAACGTTTTCAATCTTTCATAGGATTCTAAAAGACTTTCGTGACATGTAATAAGTGTCATGAGCGATACACTATCTTTGAGAATCTTATTATGAACTTCTTTTGCCGCATCTTTCTTAGTTTTCAAAGATATAATTTCTTTTTTAAGAAATTGTATGCGTGGCTCTTTTCCTGAACGATTACTCCAACGGTTTCCTTTTTCCAGTCCTTCTAGTTCTTCACAGAGTTTCGTATACTCTGATTCAAGATTATGTAGAACTTGTGTAGCTTCTGCCAATTGCCGAGTATATTCTTCAGATTCCTGAATTATTTTCGGATCAAGAGGAGGTATCTCATAAATTTCAGTAACCGTGCTTTTAACAAGAGCTGTGACACGGGGCCGAACAACTCTTGGAAGCGGCCAGCGTTTTACAGGCTTTTTATATACATCTTCATTATCGTAGTCCATGGTGGTGTATCTTCTACAAACACCCTCTTACTCAATTTTTAGACTATTTCGCACTTCTTCTAATATGCACTTAAGGGGGGCGACTTCTGACTCTTCGTCCGTTATCCACCGTTCATTCATTTCATGAATTTCTTCAGAAGTCATTATCCATGCCTTATACCGTGCAGGATGATAGGTAACCGCCAAGAGTTCATTGTTTGTTATACAAGACTTCCTCTTACACCGATCAAATAAATGTTTTTTCTTGGTAAGAATCCATGCAGTATAACGAACGGATGCTGTCACCCCCTTAACAAACTTTTTGTGTTCTTCAATAGGATATCCAATAAAGGTTTCAAACCACTCGGGCTGTTCTGTAAAACACGCTTCAAAGAATTGAAACCATTCTTCTTCTCCCATTTCTCTATGAGCTTGTTCAACCCCTTTATAGAATTCATACAGACCTCCTTTTACACAGAGAAACAATTGTAAATCTTGACGAGTGATATTAACCGCACCTATTCGCCTTGACCAAAACCAGAGTGTGCAAACGGTCATTTCCCAGAGTCTTGGATTCCAAGAATAGCAAAATCCTTCTACATGACGAGCACAAAGTAAGAAAAAATACGCCCACCGAGGAGCAGTTCTTAAGATGTGTGATTCAGGTTGAAGACTTTCAATATCTTCTCTAGTGATTTGTATAATACCTAGAGATAGACACGATTCGATCCATTTCATAGTCCAAGGTGAAATATGTAGATAGTGTGCATACCCTCCTTCTTTTGCAAGAACCCATTTTTCCTTGATTGCACCAGGATCGTCAAAGAACCCTTTATGATTCTTACAGGTGAAATCACGAATATAAGAACCACTTATATCTTCACTAAGAGTTGCGTAGTTAGAACAGAGTTTCCATTTTCGGGTAAGAGCCAGACAACACGACATATTACTATAGAAGATCCAAAGATCTTTGAGTGGTTACACTAAGAAAAGTTAAAAATAACCAAAAAAGAGTTTGTATCTTTTTTGTTTTCTTTTGTTTTTATGTATTTTGTCTTTGTTTTTATGGATTTTTGTCTTTGTTCTGCGTATCTTTAGTCCGCCATGGACTCCGTGTAGCGGATGGGCTCCTCCTCGTTGTCCTCCTGGAAGAAGCCGACCCAGGCGCCGAACTTGTCGTCCTCATCCACCTTCCAGAGGCCGTTGGTGTCAGGGTCAAAGAAGTAGGTCTCACCGTCCACCTCCTTCTTGGGCATCTTGTTCTCCTCCTTCGCCTCAGCAGCGGCCGCTGCACCCTTCACCTTCTTGGGCTCCTTCTTGGGCTTTGCGGGCGCCTTCGGCTCTGCGACCGGCTTCTTCTCAGGCGTGGCGGTCTTTGCGAGCTTGGCCTCTGCGATCTTCTTTTTCTTTTCCTCCAGCGTCTCCTTCTTCACCTCGGTCTTCACGGGCGCAGGCGAGGCTGCGGCAGAGGCGGGAGCAGATGCAGATGCAGAGGTGTGCTTGCTCTTAAAGTTGTTGACAAAGGTCTGGTAGGCCTCCTCGTCCTCAGCGCGGATGTCCTTGCAGATGGTCAGCTTCTCAGACACCTTCTTTACCTCACTGAAGCGCTCGGGCATGCTCTCCTTGCAGTGCGCCACGAAGGCCTGCCAGGCCAGAGTGCCCACGGCCATTGTGCGCTTGGGCGCATCAGGGTCCTTCTCCTTCTTCTCCTTCTTGGCGGCCTTACCGACGCTGCCGGTCTTGCCCTCCTTCTTCAGGGTGGTGGCGGCCTCGGCCACGAAAGAGAGCTTCTCCGTGAAAGAGAGGGAGGCAAAGAGGCTCAGGGCCTGGTCATACGGGCTTACAGCGGACATTCTTGTTGATCTGAGTGTCTGAAGGCTGTATGTGTTTGAATGGGGACTTGGAATTGTGGGGGAATTGCGGTTTCAATTTTTATTTTATGTTGATTCTTGTGGGGGTCTTATTAGCTCTTATATGGTCTTATGAGGTCTTATGAGGTCTTATGAGGTCTTATGAGGTCTTATTAGGTCTTATGAGGTCTTTAAAAGAGAGGTCTTTAAAGATATGTCAACTTTTGTTAAAGGTTGATTATGAAGTCTTAAGAGGTCTTATAGGTCTTAAGAGGTATCAAAGACCCATCTTTGCATAACTAAGAAAGACCTCTTTTACACCCCTGTCAACTTTATAAAGGTCTTTAAAAGATCTTTATAAGTGTTATACGGCGTTTCAACCTTTCATAAAAATTGAAATTGTCCAAAGGCCCTTTGAACCTAGTCCCCGCCTACAAGAAGCAAACTACCTATCCCCTCTTACAAGCTTCTGATCATCGACTCCACGATGGCACCCTCTTCCCAGCAGCTCGCCGCTGCCAAGAACATCACGACTGTCTTCACCGAGAAGAAGGTGCGCTATGCGCTGCTCAAGGCGGAGTGCCAGGCGGGCAAGACGGGCTGCTTCCACGAGGTGATCCGCAGCATGCTGAAGAGCGGCGAGATCCAGCACGCCTACATCCTGTGCGGTTCTTCCGAGACCGAGCTGCGCCAGCAGGCCAATGAGGACAAGGAGAAGCACAACCACGGTGCGCCCATCGAGGTGCTCTTCCGCCAGGACTTCAAGGGCTTCACCATGGAGATCACCAACTCCCTCATCGTGGTGGACGAGTCGCACATGGACGCCGGCACGGGCATGCAGATGGACCAGTTCCTCGGCAAGCACGGCCTGAGCATGGACGGCAACCCCAAGGAGCTCATGGAGAAGAACGCCTTTCTCCTCTCGGTGTCGGCCACGCCCTACGCCGAGATCTGCGCCATGCAGCACAAGGAGACGCCCTACGAGAAGCACGTGGAGAACCTGGAGTCTGGCGACGGCTACTTCGGCCTTGCGCAGTTCAAGTACGGTGGCCTCATGCAGCCCACCTTTGACGTGGCGAAGAAGATGCAGGACTTTCAGGCGCTCTTCACGGAGGCGCCCAAGTATGCGCTGATCCGCCTCTCGCAGAGCAAGCACTGCGACCAGCAGGAGACGGCCATCAAGGCTATCTGCCGCAAGAAGGGCTACAAGGTGGTGTATAACACCGCCGAGAAGACCGAGATCGCCATTGACGAGCTGGAGGAGGCGCCTGCCGTAAACACGGTGGTGATCGTGCGCGGCCGCCTGCGCGCCGGCAAGGTGGTGTGCAAGAAGCACGTGGCCTTTGTGTGGGAGGGCGCCAAGTCTTCGGACACGGCGGCGCTCGTGCAGGGGCTGCCTGGTCGCATGTGCGGCTACGAGTTCGGCGAGACCAAGCCGCTGATCTTTGTGCCCGCCTCGGCGCTCAAGGACTACGAGGGCAAGGTGGTCAAGGCGTCCGAGATGGACCGCGCCATCCTGTGCTCTGAGGTGATGGTGCCGCGCAAGAGCAAGTTTCTGAAGCCGGGCCAGATCGCCTCTCGCACTAGCGACGGCATGACGCAGTGCTCGCCCATCCGCCTGGTGGACGAGGGTGACGAAGAGGGGTGGCGTTTCACGGGCGAGCTATATGAGAAGAGCTACAGCGAGCTGCGCGATCACTGCTTTGACCTGCTGAAGAAGAACAAGCACTTCATCTCGGCGAGCACCACACTCTCTGAGGCACAGAAGGACGAGATCAACGCCATCGTGAACAAGGACGAGATCACGGCGGCAGAGTCATCTGTGCGTTTTCAGCACACGAAGAACCACTACGCCAACATCATCAAGGCCTACGAGACTGGCACGGTGCCGAACGAGCCCATCCACGGCCACCACGCCGTGAACTTTATCCTGCTCTCCAAGGACAACAAGGACGTTGCGGGCGCCAACAAGCACCACATCTACGCCATCTTCTACACCAAAGCGAGCGCTGGTGTGGCGGGCGTCATGCAGGCGCCGCTCACGGCGCGCATGCCCAAGACCAACGGCAAGTCCCAGTTCAGCGTGCACCATGTGAGCACGCCGCTGGTGGCGGGCGGCGTGGTGGGCTTCAACGCCTCCAACATCAAGACGCCCGAGGAGCTGGAGAAGGCGCTGCGTGACTACCTCACGCTGTTCCGCACTTCGGACCTGACGGTGTCTCGCTGCATCCAGTCCGTGAACGACGAGTTCAAGCTGAACAAGCGCACCTTTGGCTACCACAGCTCCAAGGTGAACAAGGTGGAGATGATGTGCAAGAGCATGAGCACCGAGTTCGGCGTGACGCTCGCAGTGAAGTATGCGCGCTCATCTACCGACTGCTTCAAGATCAAGATGATTACGTGGTAGGGTAAAAACAAAACAAAGAACAAAGAACAAAACAAAAAGAAAAAACAAAAAGAAAAAACAAAGTTCTTTTTGTTATCGCACATAACAACCAGTATCCAATAAAAATTGAAACGATCCAATCACCCTTTCGCAAAGTCCCCTTTCCAAGCTAATCCAAACCAAAGCCTATTAAGAAGAATGGATGCTTATGCAGTGACACCCTACGTGCCGCACGCTGAGCTTTATGCAGACCCTACCCTCATTTTGGGCGTCTTCGCCACCCTCGCCCTTTTACACATCACACATCCTAGCGAGTCTTCAGAGACCGAGGATCTTCAGAAGCAGCTTGAAATGGCGCACAAGCATCAGGAGGTTTTGGAGCAAGACATTGAGAATCTTCAGTCAAGCCTCGCCAATATGCTCAATACGGCACCGGCTTCTAAGAAGGAGAGTGTAGAGGATGTTATTACAAACCTCCTTCAAAATAAGCCTAGTGGAATGAAGTGCAAGGACATTCTTAAGATGATGCTCCCTGCGATGCCCAATCTTACGAAGCCAGACCTGAATAGCATTCTTTACAAGATGAAGTCCAAGAACCTTCTTCAGAACAAGAAATCTGCGGATACCGCACCCATTTGGATGGTCGCTAAGTAAGCCATACTAAAGAGAAAACAAAACAAAAACAAAAAGAGGCACATGCCTACCTCTTTTTGTTATAACTAACTAACTCTTATAAAGGCCCAGTTGTAAAAATTGAACCACCTGACCCTGAAAAATGCAAGTCCAGCCAGCGTATCAAATATAAAAGCTTTCAGATAAAATGTGGGGTCTATATGTCATTGAGAAGCCTGAGAATAAGCAGGATCTCCCAAGCAAGGTAACTCAAGAGCCGAGGGTAAATATCAGCGGTGTTCTGGTAGATAATACTCTACATGCGGCTGCGGAAAAGCTTGCAGCCTACGCTGAGAGCCAGGAGGAGGAAAACGACGATACTCATGATCCTGTAGCAACGATGAATGATACGAATGACTGGAATGATCTGCATATTGTGAAGCCCCCAGAGAATAATGAGGTAAATGATACCAACTCTAAGAATATCTGGATGATTGTTTCTGTAATTGGTGCAGTCTCTGCAATCTTCATCCCCTTCATCGCATTCTTCGTTGTGCTGAGTGGTATGGAGTCTATGTAAATTCAAGAAATAACAAAGAAAAAATAAAACAAAAACAAAAAAGCCTTCGTCCTTCACTTCTTTTTGTTATGAGCAATAAAACTTGATTGCCTACGACCATATAAAGAAGGGTCCCTACATACAAAAACCATGTCCTTTGAACCAATTCTTTCTATTCAGATTCGTGCACTTCAGCGTGAAAAGCGTGAAGAGCGAGAAGTAAAGCTGCAAGAAAAACTCCGTGAAACTCTGAACAATATTCGTCTAAGTGTGCTGGATACTGCCGCCCAAACCAACAATACAGAGTGTATCTACGAATTCTCAGAACATCGTGAACCTATTTATGACATTCTTATCCCGAGTATTCTTACAGGTGTTCGCAAGATGTTTCCAGACTGTCAAGTAAAGACTATGGGATATAATGGTAAAGATTATTATATGGTAGATCCGAAACCAGAACAGGCGTATAATATCGTTATAGACTGGTCGTAAAATATATAAATGAATCCCGAGCATAAAGTAAAGTAAAACATGGAAACACGAGATTCTTTTGGATATGAGCAAGAGGATGGAAGTATCTTATATACCATTACAAATTCTCAGAGTTTTGATAAGAATTCCATATCAATTCTTTTTCGTGAAATACCCCCTTTTACAAACCTTGAAAAGAAAGCAGCATCCGCAGATGACTATTTTTCAAATACAGAAGAATTGACGAAATGGCGTATCTTATATAAAGGTGATAACACAACTGCCTATAAATTTATAGGCATTAACCATATTTTTGTTTTCAATCCAAAGTTTTAATAAATCTTATTCTTCTATAGAATGCCAAATCAAACTACCTTAAAAAAATTTCAACAAGCTTTTACGATCCGTGGAAATTCAGGCTTATATAATTATACCCGAAACATACAAGCTGGTCTCCAGAATACTATGAAAAAGATGACAAACCGATGGAAGATGAACATGAATCGCCTTACTCATCGTCATAAGAAATCAGGATTGACAAAAAAGACACGGCGCACTCGTAAATAAAATTGAACTTACGTCCCTCACCACTCACAACCAACCCCTTTAACACACTTTCCGCCAAATAGAAAATGTCTCACCTGGGCCAACACTACAGCCTAACTCCTGAGAAGTCGTCCATGTATCTTAGGAATATCTTCACCCATGCTGCATTCCCAGCATTTCCAGAATATATTTCGATCAAAGTGAAGGCGGAACAATCACCTGGCTCGATGTATTTCACCGTGGATATCTTTAGTGATATCGGTGATCTCAAGGACGAAATTGCATACTTTGAGGAGAGTGAGAAGGGAACACAGATCTTTATTAAGATGAGACACAGTCAGATTCTATCTCCCATTGGATCTATCTTTGGACTCTATGATGATATTATGAGTCAATATGCAAGATAATCTATCCCTATAAGATCTGTATAGAAAGAAAATAATAAAATTGAAGTTGGTAATCTGGTAAATAGCGATTCGTTACCAAATGGAAGACTTTATCGGCAATTTTACAGAGGAGGAGATGCGTAATGCAGTTGCTCTCATTGAACAAGCAAAAAAGAATGAGGCTGCACGTAAACAGGAGAGGGCAGAAGCTTCTAAGCCTAGGCCTTTTACAGAGGAGGAGAAAAGACAAGCAAATGCTCTTGTAGCCTACGCAAAGGAGTGCATGGCTGCTCGTCGTCTTGAACACAAGAAAAAGAAGTAAAGAAAAAACAAAAAAGAAGAGGTATAGACCCCATCTTTTTTGTTTTTATATTTTCAGAATTTTCAGAAGTCAGAAGCTCATCACATAAGGCTGCGGGTTATTTACAAAGACTGGCTCTGCTTCCATGTGCTCAATCTCAAGTCCAGAGATATCAACGCCTGTAGCACGAATCAGCTCCATGAACTTCAGCTTGTATTTGATGATAAGAGTAATGCAATCGTCAGTAGTAGAATACTGCCCCGCAAAGTTATAAAACTCTTTGATACGAAGGCCAAGAACATACACGTTCTTATCCACAAACTCAAACTTCAGACCAGCGGCCTCAACCTTATCTGTGAGAATCTTTCCATCCTCTTCAGGAGTTCCAAACAGCTTGCACGCATTCTCGTAACTCAGAGGAAATCCGACAAAGAGCATTCTTTCCTCTAAGAGCCAAAGGGGGACTGCCTATGAGAGCCGCACCCTACTTCAATTTTTACCTGCACAAGGCAACTAAAAAAATTGAAAATCCCAACCAACCCCTTTAACACAAGTCCCCCATAAAATCAAAGAAAACCAAATGAATCTCTTCATTCTCTTTAACAATCCTATAGAAGCCGCCCAAGCTCATGTAGATAAACATGTGATTAAGATGATTCTGGAAGTCTGTCAGATGCTCTATACAGCACACTGGACTTCGGCATATCCTGATCTTATTAAGAAAGGAAAGAAGGGTCTACCTCTTCCCCCAAGTCTTGAGAAAGCTCCTAGAAAGAAAGACTCTGAGACTCGTGCATATGCTCACTGTCATATAAACCATCCTTGCACAAAGTGGATCCGCCACTCTCTCCAAAATTATATCTTTGCTTGTAATCTTGGTATTGCATTAGGAGAAGAGTATAAGTATCGTTGGCCTCAAAAGAATCGCCCACATTCGTGTGAAGGACATGTGCGTTGGCTGAAAGCAAATCCTCCAGATCTTCCAACTCTAGGCCAAACTCCATTCGCCATTGCAATGGATGATAAGTATAAGATAAGTGAAGATCCAATAGAATCGTATCGCCACTATTACTTAACGGCAAAGAAGGACAAGGGTCTTCTGAAGTATACTCGTCGTGAGAAGCCAGGATTTATTGTCTAAAGAAAGCCAAATAAAGTGAAACATCATACCCCCTCTTTTTTGCGTTGCTATAAGACACCGAAAAAAAAATTGAAGCAGCCTGCCCGCCATAATTCCAAGTCCCAACCAACCACAAGCGCAAAGTGATAATGGCTATCAAGCAAGTGTATGACAAGGAAGGCACGACTAACTTTCAGTTCACCTTTGTCGACAAGACTCCTTTGAAAAAGAGGAATTATAAGGAGTGGCATGTGTTCTTCGCACAGGGCTTCATCTCCATCAATGACCACACAGGTCAGACTCATCTAAAGGTGAACTATCCCGAGGAGGATCATTGGGTCTACGAGGAGCGCGATGTAACCTGTAACTCTGGTTCCTTTTGTAGGGGTGCCGAGATTAAGACAAAAGACTTTACGCTTACCGTAGATGTGCGTGAGTACTTGGAGCCTGATGACCCTGACTTTGACCCAGAGTATCATGAGGAGGGTAGCCATGAGGGTTATCTTGAACTAAACACAAAAATAAGCCATATAACCATTTCCATTCCCTATAAACTTGCTCTGAATCTTATGAAGTTCATGGCAGGGTCTACCACCAACTTGGATGATATCTGTGGTGTTATTAAGAGCAAGTAAAACAAAATAAAAAATTGACCCAAAACCTTTCCTATTTTTGATAATCCAACAACTCTCCATGATGGCATCCATGAAGTTCAGTGAGAAAGAAGGGATTACTTCATTCCAATACTACTTTATTGAGAATGAGAAATCTGAAAAAAGTGCTGCACAGTGGGGTATCTTCTTTAGCACTACACAGATTTCCATAGAAGATTTCTCCAGAAAGACAAATATATGTATGAAGTTTGTAGAAGGAGAGAAATGGAAGTATAAGGAACTAGACAAGATTGAGACTACTTTTACTCGATGCAAGGGGGCAGAAATAACAGCAACTAATTTTACTCTTAGTGTATATGTTCATGAATTTAAGAAATCTGCAAATCACCCTCCTGAAGGCACTCTTGACTTAGTTATGAACTCTACAACAACGAGTATTTATCTTCCTTATAAACTAGCCCTGAACATTATCAAGTTCATGTCAGGCTCGACAGATGTAGAGGGTGTCTGCTATATTCGTAAGTAATACAACATACTCTTTTTCATGCGAAGCTAAGACACTGCAAAAAAATTGAAACGGCTCGCCAGCCATAATTCCAAGTCCCAACCAAAACAGCCAGAAGAACCAACAATAACCCCTCTGAGCCACCAGAGGTGGCAACAGCGATTCCTGCGGAATCTCTTACACAAGACCCATATCGCAAGACAAAATGTCTGCCAACGACCTTTGGAATCCGATGCGCGTCAAGAACTTCATGCGCGAGCTGAAGATGAAGGCTACCAAGTGGGATGAGAACATCGTGGCTCTGGCTGAGAAGGGCTCAATGAGCGTGGAGGAGTTCCTGAAGACCGACCCCATCACCTTTGGCGAGAAGATGTGGGGTAAGCACGACTGGAAATATTATACGAGCGGTTACTCCAGGGTGAAGAAGATTCTGGGCGAGCGCACCCACCGCGAGATGTGGGGCTACTACGTGAGGACGCCCGCGCAGCTGGCGGTGCGCGCCTATGAGGACGCCAAGGTTGCGGCGATCAAGGAGCAGAAGGCGCTGGGGCTGACGACGTGGCAGGGCGTGAGCGCGGAAGACAAGGCGGGCTGGGAGTATGTGTTTGCGGAGAACAAGGCTGCAAAGGCGGCAGCTCAATTGGCGGCGGTGAACGAGGCTGAGAAGGCGGCGGGGGGAGTGTGCCAGGACGGCTGGCACGCAGCCGCGCTCGAGCACGCAAATGCGCTCTTCAAGTTGAAGGAGGCAGACACGGCGCTGGCGGCTGTGCGACAGAAGGCGGCAGCGGCAGCGGCAGCGGAGAAGGAGTGGGACGAGCGCTATTACGCTGAGAAGCGCGCTGCGGCGGCAAAGGCGGCTGCGGAGGCTGCGGCAAAGGCAGCTGCGGCAAAGGTGGCTGCGGAGGCTGCGGAGTTGGAGCACTACTATCTGGAGAAGCGTGCTGCGAAGGGGCCTTCCGTGACACTCGAGGATATGAATATGGTTGTGGGCGACAGGACTGACATGACGGAAAAGGAGGTGCTCAATATCATTTGGGCGCGGCAGCGGGTGGCTTACAAAAAGGTGATGGATGCAGTGGCGAAGAACGAGGCGAAGCTTGCCGAGAAGCTGATTGCGGCAAATGCAGCTGCGGAGGCTGCGGCAAAGGCGGCTGCGGAGGCTGACGAGCGCTATTACGCGGTCAGGACGCACGAGCAGGTTGTGGCTGACGAGGAGGCGCTGGTGCGTCGTGGCTTCAGCGCGGAGGCAGCAGAGGAGGATGAGGCACACGAAATGTGGATGATAGAGAGGATGTGTGGCTCTACGAGTCTGCCGTGTGAGGACTCTGCCTCTGCTTCTTCTCCTGCCCCTTCCATCCATACTTCAGCATCTTCTCAAGTGGAAGTTGATGAGTATATTCCAGAGGAGCAGACGCAACTGGTGGCTGGTGTAAAAGAGCAGCTCTTAGCAGATGTAGAGTTAGTTCCTCTTCCACCTACGGATGTAGAGGGACTTCGTCAATGGTCGAATACTTCTATTTACCGCACTCTTAAGACTGACACTGAGAAGGAGGCGATTGAGAAGTTTGAAGCCTTCTTTATGAAGTCCAAGTCTCACAAGTGGGGCACACCTCTTGAGGTAGCAAAGATGAAGATTCGCCTTATTGACCTTCTTCTTAAGAATTTCAAGAATTCCCATTCATCACTTCTGTCCTTCATGCATGACAGGACTCCTGAGGATCAGGAGGCATCTCTTGAAAGGGGTATTCAGCACTTTGAGGCGTGGAAGCGGCTGGCCGAGAAGGAGATGCGTGAGCTAGAGGCGAAGCGCCCGTTTGACTTTGCGGAGTTCGCTAAAACATTTCAGCCTGATGACAATGTGGATGTTGATGATGAGGATGAGTCAGGTGCATCATATACTCAGGTTTCTTCTTGCTGGACTTGCCCTACATGCACTGCAGTTTGGCGCACGGGTTCATAAAAGATAAAAGATAAAAGATAAAAGATAAAAAGACAAAAACATAACCCCTATTTTTGTTTTTATGAAAGGTCTAAAAGATCTCTATTTAAAAAGGAAAATGCCTTATACAATTGCTCCATTGATGACACGTGAACAATTACAGAATCTGAATCATGAAATAGATCTCCTAAAACAGAAACCCATAAAAGATCTTATGATTCTTCAAAGAATTGAAGCATTCGTTATTAGTTTGTATCATTTAGTCCTTAATATTGCTGAAAATACAAAAGAAAAACAATATATTCATAAACTTCAATGCGAGTATGATACATTTTATATAGAAAATCTTGATGATATTATTTATGGTCTAAGTTTGCGTGTTCCAGGATGTAGTGTAGAAAAGAAGAATTTCAAATATGATGGGAATGGCAAGTTATATGAAGTTAATGATCTTACTTATATAGATTATAAAAATAATCTTTACATAGTTGTAGATTGGTCATAACCCTCAATACAAAAATTGAATTTTGCATTTGTTACGATGCTCATGTCCCCTATTACTGAAAATGCTAGTATTTATTCCAAGTTCTGATCCAACTATTCTTAAGTCAGTAGGATGCATATATCAGAATGCATGGAATAAAACAACAAGTATTTTGGATATTATTCGCAAGACAAATAAAATATTTATTCCTTATATACATACGAACGAAGATATAACAAATTATGAAAAAAATCCTGAAGATATACACAAATATTCAAAGATTGCTATAGACTTTCCTATAAATTCCATGATTCTTATTCCCAATGGAAAAAAGGGACTTCTGGTTCGTATAACTTCTCCCGTATATTCTGGAAATATTGATTATCTATGTATTTCTTGTTCTCCCAGAAAGTGCGGCCATACATTTGTAAGTCATTGCGAAATCTGTAAAGATTCTATTCAAGAAGTATTTGATTCTTCAAATATGAATAAAATCCATAATAATTTGAAGAATAATAATATTATAGAACCTTTCTATGCGCTGTATCGTCATGTTGAAATAATAGGTGACGTAGACTTTAATGGTATTCATCCGCTAAAATTAATCTCTACCGCATTTGTTTCTATACAGATACAGTTCTGGGCAATTGTCTTAAAATCTTCATTAAAGCCAAGGCTTATTATAGATACCACAGCGATTGATAGGCTAAAAGAAGAATATTCGCCCAGATCATCAGATGAAATATCAATCCCTGTAACACCTATTCAAAAGGATAAATCTTCTCCTCAATTACCTTTAGGATTAAGTAAGAAATGGTTTTCTGCATTATTCTAAGGATACTAAATAAATAAGATTAAATCTATCTTTTTTATAAATAGTATTAAAGTATAAATGAAGTATTATGTAGTAAGGGAGCTATGGAAAGAGGTATAAATGATAGCGAAACGGCAATCCTTAGAATTCTTCCAAGTCTAGAATTTTATAAATATGGTAGTAATTTACCTCTTTTACCCCCCTCTCCCGACAATTTAAGTATATTTGAAGAAGGCCCTAATACAAATAAGAAATCTCTAAAACTTGTTCGTAATTTTGGTTATTTATGGTCAAGAATTAATAAAGTAAAAATATATAGTTCAAGTGTGTATGATCCTCTAGATAAAATAACTGTAATGATTATTAGAGAATTACGAAAAGAATCTATGAGTGTTCGTGAATTAGCAAGAAAATTAGGATTATCTCAAAGGAGTGTGCGTTATTCTGTAGAAAAAATGTATTATGAAAAATTCTTTATATAAACTTTGAACTCAGTGATCTACCGTGATAAAATTTGATTTGCGCCTGGACATAATATAATGTCCAACAAGCTACAATGAGTGCCGACCAGCGTTATACCCTTACCTTTCTAGTAAATAATGAAGTGACATGTGTTCTGGAGAATATCCCTGCACATGAAGTCTATAAATCAGGTGTTCCTACTGAAGCTCTTCTAGACATTGAAGGCAATCGTTGGCACACTCTTTCACGGGATTATCTTCGTTCAAAGATGATTCTCATGTATAATGGTGAAATGATTCCCCTAGCTTATCAGGAACCACCTCTAAATCCTGAAATGGATACAGAAATTATTTATCTATCAAAGAATTAATGTGAAAAAATTGATTTTACGAGTTTGGGCAAAAATTATTCAACCAGTATAAAATTAAGATGGATCGTGATTACACCACTGTGAATGTTCTTAGTAGGGATCAACAACCTACAACTACACAAATCACACGCCCAACATCATATCAAACATTCTGTCTTAATGTTGAAATATTTATAAAAAATGTAATCCTTCTTATATGCCTATTAGGATTAGGAAGTATGTTTGTAGTGATTGTAATGCTGATACTCAAGTCATATCGTTCATAAAAGATAAATATATTAATAAAAAATGATTTTTTGGTATTTTTATAAATAAGCCACACGAGTAGAATGGGACAGGCAGGTTCAAAGAAATCCCATGTCTCCGCCCAAGCTTCTGCAAATATAAATACTGTTATTGATACGAATTATTCTCTAACATTTACTGGCCATGTTGTATTGAACACGCCCAGGAAATCAAAGAATCTTTCTTATTCATCTGTATGCAAAGATATTATGAATGATTCTCGTTGGGATAAGATGATTAAAGAAAGTATGCGTGATTCTATTCTTTGTATTTTGCAAAAAAATATGGGTGAAGAATTCTATTCTTCTGAATATCCGCCTATTACAGATATCTCATTTGTATTTGATAATCCTGCAAAGAATGATTTCAAAATGATTTCAGGAACTTTATATTGGAAGAGTATATTAACAGATTTTCAAGGACTTGCAGAATGTATTGCTATGATTCTCGTGAAGAATCCTTCTCTGAGTATTATAAAAGACTCGCAAAAGAGATGGGTATACCATTATATTCCAGGTAAGTTATATGATGAAAGTGTAAGATTTAATTTTAAAGAGGGTGGTGCGGCCTACGAAAAAAATTGATTCGGTATCCGCCCCTGATTGCCGAGTCCCAACCTCATACAAATGCCCGTTTCTACTCGCCGCTCTCCTACGAAGGCTGCAATGTCTGCCTCTGCCTCTGACGAGTTCACCGCTTCTCAGAAGCAGGTTGTAGATTTCATTGCTTCTGTAGCGGAGACTTACAATCCCCAGGATGATCTGAAGGATTGGTGCCGCACTCAGTCTCGTCGCTTCTACCATGAGGTGAATAAGGAGGCTGGTTTCCCATTTGTCTATGATTGTCTAATGACGTATCATACGGAGACTTCAAAGAAGTCCGTGCAGAAGCATGTTCCTGTTGCATCTGTAGAGGCTGATGCTTCTCTGGCGAGTGTGTTTGTTGCTGACGGTCAGATGACGGATGCCGAGCAGCGCATGGGTCGTGCACAGCTTAACAAGATTCTCTTCCGTGAATTCACTCATTGGTGGAGCGCATTTGTGGCTGAGGCTCGTGAGGATACTGAGGCTGGCGCCCCTTCAGCATCTGATCGTTTCTCTTACCACTGTGCCCGTATCATCCGCCGCAAGACGGGTCTGCGTGATGATCTGATTGCACCTGTAGTGGCGGCGTGGCTGCTCGAAAAGGCCGATGTGTAAAATAAAAGAAAAACATAAAAGCAAATACTTAAAACAAAATATAAGACAACTACTAGATAAAAAGCGCCTCTTTAGCTCAGTTGGATAGAGCATCCGCCTTCTAAGCGGGAAGTCGTGGGTTCAAGTCCCACAAGGGGTATTTTTTATCAGTCTAAACTTATTTTAAATAATAAGATAAGTTTAGAGATGAATGATCCAAAATTTAGTATAAAATGTAAGCCTACCGAACATTTTCGTATGATGTGTGGGAAAGAATCATTAAATTCAGAAGGAAGGCTATCAAAGAATGATGCACTTAATTTACTACAACATTATATAAGAGTTCATAAACTAGAAGAACATGATGGTATTATAATTATGAATGAGTGGTTTCAAAAATTAGTTCAAGAACCTGGGCCTACAATATATAGAAGTGAATTGCCTAAAATTGTAGAAAAGTTTTTTACCCAAGAGTGATCTCACGCACTTCCAGTCATATCAATAAGATCTCTACGAACAGTCGCCAAGTAACGTTTATAATTAGATATATCTTCTTCTTCGGGGACATGTGATGATGAAAGTTGGACAAGAGTTCCAGGTGAAGTAAATGATTCAAGACGTGTGAAATAAAACGCTGTGACAATGAGTATTATTAAAATAGATAGTATGAGGATAGATCTTTTTTTCATCTATATAGTGCCTGTAGAAATTCCACGGAAAGAATCTTCTGTGCGATGTTCATGTTTTTCTTTTACTCCTAGCAAAGGCAAAATATTACGCAACTTTCCCTCTAACATACCACAAGCTATACAAAGCGCAAATATTCTTTCAAGAGTTCCTGCAAGGTGACGAGTATCCCATTGAAATATACGTAAGATATGTGGAATATTCTTTTCAATAAATGGCATCATATGTTTGAAAAACCATGAGGGTATTATGAAGGTATGTAAAAGGAAGAGTGGCATTTCTTTTAACTTATCAAAGGTATGTGCTGTTCCGTAAAATTCATTATAAGGTGTAAGAAACATGTATTGTAATAGTTCATATGGATAAGAAGGTAAAATTGCAGTAAATGCATATATAAATGCCCCGTATACTGTATCTTCTGTAGTTTTTAGAGTGTGATCCAATTTTTCAAATTCAGCAGCGTCAAACGACATATCATACTGACCAAAGCCAATATATTTAGATTTTTCATATTCTTTATTCCAGAATAAATGTAATAATGTGCTATTCTGGTAAAAATTTAGCATTTGATAAAGTGGTGAGTGAAATTCCATTTCCCATTCTTTGATAAGACAATCGGTCGGAATCCATAAAGGATATTGTTTAGGGATCTTTTCGTTTACAGCAACCCACTTTAAAAACTTTTTAGTTGATTCTTCGGAAAATGATGAAGTGTTTTCTTGATATATATCTTTATGAAAGATGATATAGAAAGAAAGAGGTTTCATACTGAGAAACATTCAAATAAAATCCTTAGGTCTGGTGTGTATTGAGAGAGGAAGGAACGAGAGATGTGTATATGTATGATGGATTGTTAGTGAGGGAAGTGAATGGTAGTGGTGTATAATATATTTATGTGATGATGATGCAAGACTTTT